AAAGTTGCTAAGTTATGTTCTTTTTGTACTAAATTTTTTGCAATGGATAATATTACGTGTGCAATTTGTGCTTTTTTAATTGAACCACCCATTTGGTCACCTGTTACAATTTCAGAAGAAATTGAACCACGATTACCTTGTGTTGCTGTCCACAAAGCTATATCAAATTCGCCAGTCATAACCTCTAAAGATCGCATAATTGAACCTTCACCTTTCCATTCTTCATCGAACCCATTTTTTTCAGGTGCAATACAATCAACATAATCAATAAGCAATAAATCAATTTTATAACCTTCGTTAGTCAGTTTTCTTAACTTATTTTTAATTTCAGACACTGTTACATCACCGCTTGGTAATTTAATCAATTTTAAGAAACCTTTATTATCCTTTTGCATTTCGTTCACCTTAGCAATAACTTCCTCTTTGTGTTCAGGTTGTTGATCGGGTGCGATTTCTGACCAAATAGTATAATGTTTTCTTTTGATGTCATTCGGATTATCTTCAAAGAAAATTTGTACTACACCTAAACCGTGATTATAGGCTGTATTTGCAAATTTAGTCATTAAAGTTGTTTTTCCTGTACCAGTTGGAGCCAAAACAACACCTAATTGTCCACGTCCTAAACCACCGTTTAATAAGTTATCTAAACCTACAACTCCTGTTGGTATTGGATTTCTTACATCCTTTTCTAAAGCCTCTTCAATATTGTGGAAAACATCTGTAACATCATCATTCATTACACCTATTTGTAATGCCTTTTGAATGATTTCTTCAATTTTATTGTAAGATTCAAAAGCACCATTTTCAATAATGGAATGAACGTTTTTTAACTCTTTCTTTAAATGTTGTTGTCTACAAAAATTCAAAGCGGTTTCTTTAGGAAAATCAGATTGTTGTTCGTTATTCTTAATCTCATTCAAAGTATCTAAATGAGTTTTAGCCATTACTGAATTTTCATTTTCAGCTTTGATTTTTTGTTCTAATGAGGTATAATCGGGGATTTTTTTATATGTTTGATTTAGTTCTTTAATATTTTCCATAATAAATCTGAAAGACATATTATCAAAATATTTGCTATCTAAAACATCAATTATTGTTTCGCCGTACTTTTTATCTTCAATAATTGCTTTAATCAACGATTGTTGAAATGAAAAACCTAATTTTCCAAAATTCTTTTCTTCCATAGTTTTTTTTTTATAATTCGTATCCTAAATAGGAGGTTTCCAAATCCTCAGATGATAAAATGTCAGTTAAATCTGCCAATATTCTCTTAAGTTTTGGACGAATATCTACCGTATATCTAACCTTTGGATGGTAGTAATATGCGGGGAATATTCTTTGAATAAATACATCATCGTCAAGCTTAATTTCCAATAAAAAATGTTCTTTTTCACCGGTATTTGATTCTTCCACATTGTCTGAATTTAGGAAAAAATTTAGATTTTCGCATAGAAAATCGGAACTTTTTATTTTCAAATCATGTGAAATATCTTCACAAATATTTTGAACATAATAATGTAAATCCATCGAACATCTTGCTTGTTCGTTATGTTCCCTAACGTTGAAAAATCTTTGACAAATAATATGTCCTTCTAATGACAACAGAAACTCAAACTTTGTAAACTCTTGGTTACTCATAATCTTTAATTTTTATAATTTTTTTATTTTTTTCTTTTCTTGTTAAACGAAGGAAAGGGTTCAAAAAGTTTATCCACGCGTCATCTGATTTTGGTAAAACGCTGAATAATCCATCCTCCACCATCATTTTCATAGTATTTTTGTATGAACGACCTTCTGGATCCAATGGCTCGTTAACTAAAAGAAGTATATTTTCTTTCGCCTCGTCAGTTAGAAATGGATTGTCTAAATTCACGATTTGATTGTTAATATCGAAAAATTCATTACCAAACACACCATATTTGGTTACACCTGTTAATAAATTAGCTAATAATTTATTGTGTTTGTCTTGTTCAAAAAGCAAATTACCTTTTTCTTGGATTTCCGCAACCGAAAGTTTTTGTGTTTTGATTTCAGGAAATAGAGAAATAAGTCTTTTAACTCCCATACCCTTAATTCCTGCAATGGAATCTGAATTATCACCACATAACATTTTGATAATTCTAACATTTTCAATTAGAACTTCTTCGTGTTCATAAACAATCATTTCGTTTTGTTTATAAAGTTTTCTGTGGGATGGATTGTAAATTTGGGTATTGTCTGAAACTAACTGTGTTAAATCACCGTCTGAAGAATAAATTATCTTTTTCTCATTGGGTGAGTTTTGTGTATAATAAGCAATGCAATCATCTGTTTCGCAAAATGGATATTCTCCTTGTCTTACGTAAATTTCTTCAAGATATTGCTTTACTCTTTGTCTTTGGTATCTGTATGAGTTTAATTCTTCTTCACTTCTAACCCTTTCGCGTCTATTTTCCTTGTAGTGAACATATAACTTCTTTCTGGTTTGTGAACCTTCTTCACCATCCCAAAATACTACTATTTTATCTAATTGATATGCATCAAACGATCTCCTAAGAGTATTAATAAAATGATAAATTCCTCCAAAATGTGTGCCTTTGTAAAAGTAATTTTTTGCACCATAAAAACCAATCGTAAGTAAATTATCTCCATCTACAAGTAAAACTGACATTAAAAACCATTATTGGGTTATTGTTCTTCTTCTGTTACAACTTCTAAATCAACTGCGTCTGCAACATTAACGCCTAACATTTTACTAATATAATCACCACAATCCTTTTTGTAAAGCTCAATTGATTTTTTTTCTTCAGTATCATCTTTGCCTGACATAAAACCGTGTGATGTTACCAAGATACGTCCATCTTCATATCCTAAACCATTTACGTGGTTTTTCATAATTGAGATTTTGGTTCTTGTTGCAATCTTTACTTTTCTCTTATCTTTTGTGATAGAAATTTTAGTAGTTCCTGCACCTTTTTGATTACCAAATAAGAATACTAAAGTTGAATTTAACCAAATGGCTTCTCCACCTTTTGCTTTGATTTTTGGTTGTCCAAATGGATTGTCAGGTAATTCTACCCAAGGTTGATTAACGATGATTAAAGTATTGGTATACTTTTTATCATCTCTCCTCGAACCTGATATACGTTGGTTGATACCCATACCGATCTTATCAGCTAAAACTGATGCATTGTGTTGTTTACCACCTTTACCATCGTAAGTCATTTTACAAGGAACTGAACCTACTGAATCCCACATAAACAATAAATCGTGAGGTAAATCACCTTTATCTTGTGCATCTAATAATTCATTAATATAATCCGTAATTTGTTCAATGTATTCAAAATCACTATTGAAAAGATAGTCTCCACTTTTATCGAATCCCATCAATTCAGCGTGTTCCCAACTCCATTTTTGTTCAGTAATTAAGAAAACAGGAATGATTCCTTTCTTCTGAGCATCAACAGCTGCTTTTACAAGTGCGGTTGTTTTACCTGTATCCGAGTGACCTAAATACATATTGATATGACCAATTGCAGGTCCAGGTATTCCTGTTGCATCTAAAAAAGCATCACCTAAATCTAAGAATCTATCTGGTTTGTAGGTAGCTTCTTTAGAGAATTTTGCCTTTATTGATTCGAAACTATTTTTCTTTATTCCTGCCATAATTTTGTTTTTTTAAAAAATGGGGTTTCTGACGTTATCTCCACCCCTCCATTGATAATTAGAATGGTAAATCTTCATCTACCTCAGCATCTTCTTGTGGGTCAACCACAGGTGTTGCTTTTACAGGTGCTGCAATCATTTCATCATTTGATGAACTTGATACATATTTACCTGAAGCAGTGTCCCATTTTGGAACATCACCTTTAGCAACCATTTCAAGGTAATCTTCAGATTTTTTTGAATAAACATCTGACCAAGTTAATTCATCAGCAATCCAAGATTGTGCAACGCTATCATCCGCGTTTAAAGGAGAAGCATCATCAGGAATTACAGAATTCACTGCAGTGTAATCTTTACCGTTTCCT